CGAAAGAGAAAAAATCACTAGAAGTAGCAATACTATCAGAACAACAAAAACAAGAAAAACTTAAAGCATTATTTGATTTGCCTAAGTTTGATAATGTTGTTAAAGATAAAACTAAAGCTACTATTGATGAAAACAAATTATTAGACACACTAAAAGACTTAACAAGTGCTGTTAGTACATATCAAAAAGAAGAAATTGTCAAAACTAATATTACTGAGAATGACTTTACTAAATTTATTAAATCAAAATCTACAACAAATCTAGTATCTGAAGATTTAATAAACAATGTTAAACAAGTTATCAATACTGAAACAACACCTATAAGAAGTTTACAACAAGATAGAATTGCTGATACTGCTAATGTAGAAATTACAAACAAAGATGATGTTGTAAAAGAATTGACTAAACACGCACAATCAATCAAAGAGGATATTGTGTCAGGTGATACTAATATAGAAAAACTAACATCAGAATTTAGTAGATTTAAACAATTAACAACTTTACAATTACAATCTCTAGGTGGTGGTGGTAGTACCAAAATATCTAACATGGACGATGTGGATATTTCAAGTCAAGCAGATGGTTTCGCTTTAAAATATAATGCGTCAACAAAACAATATGACTTCGGTGAAGTTGCTAGTGACCTATCAGCAGTAGATCAAAATATTATACCTGATACAAACAATAGTAGAGATATTGGTTCATCAGCTAAGAATTTTAGAAATGGTTATTTTCAAAATGTATATGTTGCTGGTTCAACATTAGAAGTTTCAAATGATACTACATTAAAAGGTGATACAGTTATTGGTGTCAATACTGGAGATTCAACAGAAGATACAATCAATGTCACAGCAAGATTTATTTCAAATTTAGAACCATTAACAACATTAACTTATGATTTAGGATCACCTAACAGAAGATGGCGTGATATTTACTTGTCAGGTAATACGATTGACTTGGCTGGAGCAACAATTTCGGGTGATGGAACAGGACAGATATTGATTTCTTCAACAGGAGTGACTTTACCTGCTGGTTCAAAATTAGGTAATGATAGAATAGCGAAGTCAAACTCTGTGGGTGTATCTACAAAAGATGTACAACTATTCACACAAGCTGGAGGTTTGAGTACAGCGGCCACTACATTTACAATGGCAGCAGGGTCTTCAAATGCATCAGTATTTACATCATTTAAAAAGGCAAACGGAACGACACAAGCAAAATTTGAATTGTTTAGTTTCTAATAAAAAATACATATAAATAGTTTAATAGGAGAATAAAATGAGTTCAAAAGTACCAGTAAGAACCGTATTTGATGACGGTGGTAATGCCACTGGTCTAGCAGAATACCAAACAGGTGAATTTATACCTTTAACACACGGAGGTATAGGTGTTTCTTTGGCTATCGGTTCAGCAGGACAAGTATTAAAAGTAAATAGTGGTGCTAGTGCGTTAGAATTTGGCGCAGTTGAAGCAATCATTAATATTGATACAGCAACAAATTTAACCGCAGCAACATTAGTATCAGGTGACCAATTTATGGTTTCAGATGGTGGTAGTGAGGGAAGAGCAACATTAGCTCAAATACAGACTGCTATCAAAGATACAACTGCCACACTTACAAACAAAACTATAAGTGGTGCTTCTAATACTCTTTCAAATATACCTACAAGCGCAATTACTTTTGCTAGTTCTTCAATTACAGGTATAACAAGTTTAACAGCTGGTGGTATTACTATAACTGGAAATACTATTACATCAGCAGACTCAACAGTTATTGAAATGGGTGAGAGTTTAAGTATTACAGGTGGATTAACTCAATCAAGCAATGATATTGTACTAGGAACAAACACATCTGGTAATATCATGGTAGCTGACGGTAGTAAATTTAGTTCTAAAGCTGTAAGTGCATTAGCAGAAATTACTTCAGTAGCGACTGATGATGTATTACTGGCAATAGATACTTCAGGTGGTGGTCTTAAAAAGATTAGTAGATCAGCATTAGTAGCAGGTTTAGCTGTACAATCTTTCGCCATAGCGCAAGCTATTGCATTAGGTTAGTATTATAAATATTCTCCAGTAGAATAAGGGAAAATAAATGGCACAACCAGCAACAAGAGAATCGTTAAAACAATATGCGTTAAGAGCACTAGGGAAACCTGTGATTGAAATTAACGCTGATGATGATCAATTAGAAGATAGAATTGACGAAGCATTACAATATTTTACACAATATCATTATGATGCTATAAGAAGAACATATCTAAAATATCAATATACACAAGAAGATTATAATAGAATGACAGTAGATGCTTCTTCTGAATCAACTACTAAAAATTCAATTACTTCAACTTGGAAAGAAGGACAAGGATTTATCGTTGTACCTGAAAGTGTTGTATCGGTAATTAATGTATTACCATTTTCAAGTAAAGGCAATTTAAACTTATTTGATGTTAGATACCAAATGAGATTAAACGACCTTTATGATTTTTCTTCAACTTCTATAATTAACTTTGATGTAGTTATGAGACAGTTGGATTTCCTAGACCATATACTTGTTGGTGAAAAACCTATGAGATTTAATCAACACGATAATAGACTATACATTGATATGGATTGGAAAAACGATTTACAAATTGGTGAATATCTAGTTATAGAATGTTATAGAAAATTAGATCCTGATACTTTCACAGATGTATATAATGACTTATATTTAAAAAGATATGTGACTGCATTATTCAAAAAACAATGGGGCGCTAACTTGTCTAAATTTAATGGAGTAGCAATGATTGGTGGAGTTTCTTTAAATGGTGGTCAAATATATTCAGAAGCTTTAGCAGATATTGATAAATTAGAAACAGAATTAAGAACAACTTACGAATTAAACCCAGCAATGATGATAGGATAATGCCATGGCAGTCAATCATTATTTTCAAGCTGGCAAAGGCATAGGTTCTACCGAAGAACAAAGATTATACGAAGACTTAATCATAGAAGGCCTAAAAATCTACGGCCAAGATTGTTATTACTTACCACGAACACTAGTAAATAGAGATTTAATTTTAGGCGAAGATATGCTGTCTAAATTTTCATCTGCACTTTTACTTGAAATGTATATGGAAACTACTGAAGGTTTTGCTGGTGAACAAGAGATAGTTAATAAGTTTGGTTTAGAGATTAGAGAAGATACAACCTTTATGGTTGCGAAAAGAAGATTTAACGATGCAGTAGATGAAAAAGCTACATTGATTGCTGAAGGAAGACCAAACGAAGGCGATATAATTTATATGCCTTTGATGAATAGTTTTTTTGAAATTAAATTTGTACAAGACCAAGAGCCTTTCTTTCAATTAGGAAATTTACCTGTTTATAAACTAGTATGTACTAGATGGGAATACAGTTCTGAAGAATTAAATACAGGCGTTGATGGAATAGATGCGGCTGAAGACAAATACACTTTAGATCAATTACAACATCAAGTTAGTTTAGAAACAGCAACAGATGGTGGAACAGGTGCATTGTTATTAGAGAACGATAGTGCTGATGGAGAATCTAATTACTTTATTAATGAAGATTACGCTTTACAAACTCAATCGCCTTATGCTGATAATTTAGATTTAGATAGTGCTGCTGGTTTTGACACAGCGTCAACTGCAGATGATATATTAGACTTTACAGAACGAAACCCGTTCGGAGATGTGGATTTTTAAATGTTTGGAAAATATTTTTACAACGAAAGTATGAGAAGAATGACCATTGCCTTTGGTCAAATATTCAATAACATACAGATTAAAAGAAAAGACTCTAGTGGTACTACAGTACAAAGTATTCAAGTTCCTTTAGCTTATGCTCCTAAAGAAAAGTTTTTAGTTAGATTAGATCAACAACCTGATTTAGACAATAGAGAATTTGCGATTACTTTACCTCGTATGGGTTTTGAGATTACTGGAATTGAATATGATGGTAGTCGTAAACTATCAAGGATGCAGAAGTACAAAACTGTTAAGACAAGTGCAGATGGTAAAGTATTAAATTATAATTATACTCCAGTTCCTTATAATATATCATACAACTTATATTCATTTACGGCAACAGCTGAAGGTGGATTACAAATTATAGAACAAATTTTACCTTTCTTTCAACCAGACTATACTGTGACTGTAAATGCGATACCTGAATTAGATATTAAAAGAGATGTTCCTATTGTTTTAAATAATGTTAATTACGAAGATAGTTATAATGGTGACTTCTCAGCGAGAAGAGCTGTAGTTTATACTTTAGGATTTACAGCGAAGACATACTTATTTGGTCCAGCGAATACTCAAAAAGTCATTAAAGAAACACAAGCTGACATATATTCTAATACAGATGTAAACTCTAAAGCAAGAGAAACAAGAATTATTACTGTACCTAATCCTACTAGCGCTGACGCTGATGATGATTTTGGATTTACAACAACAATAACAGCTCACACAGACGGTAAGAAATACAATCCTGATACAGATACTGACGAATAAATAGATTATATTACATTATGGAAAATTTTATACATACATTTCAAGTCCAAGATGACTCTATCTGTGACGCATTAATAGAGTATCATAAAAACAATACAGAAACAAAAGACTTTGGTTATACCGGTTCTGGTAAACACACTAGAATTGATAAGTCTATAAAAGATTCTATTGATGTTGTTGTTCCAACATATTCTAAAGATCCATCTGTGGTAAGATACCATAATGAAGTTATATCAATAGGTGTAGAGCAATATAGAAAAAAATATGAGTTTTGTAATATGCCTTTACAATTAAAATTACCAATGAACATACAGCACTATCCAATTGGTGGTGGATATAAAAGTTGGCATTACGAAAGAAACTCTTATATGTTTGATGAGTTAAGTAGAGTTATTGTTTACATGACATACTTAAATGATTTAGATAATGCTGGAACAGAATGGTTGTACCAAAAATATAAAGTTGAAGCTAAAAAAGGTCTAACAGTTATGTGGCCAGCAGAGTGGACACATACTCACAGAGGTGTAGTATCTACAACACAAGAAAAGTACATAGCAACTGGTTGGTTGAATATGAGTGTAAATCAAACCCATAAATAGTAGTATGACTAAATTAGAAGACAAGGTAAATGATATATTAGGAATAGGTAGTGGTCCAGAGGAGCATGAAAAGTTAATAGTTAAACAAGAATTTAACTCTCCTGTAATTCGTAAAGAAGGTGATGAAAAAAAAGATATTGATAACGATTACAATTATAGTAGAGATAGTTATTACAATTTAATTGATAAAGGTAATGAGGCTATTCAAGGTATATTAGATATAGCTAAAGAAGGACAACACCCTAGAGCATATGAAGTTGCTGGTCAACTTATAGGACAAGTAGGACAAACAGTAGATAAACTACAAGACCTACAAAAAAAATTAAAAGATTTAAAAGAATTACCAAAAGGCGTTAATCCAAAAATACAAAACGCATTGTTTGTAGGATCAACAGCTGAATTACAAAAGATGTTAAAAAAAGATGAAAATATTGAAAGCAAAAACATCACACCAAAAGAAGACAATACTAGCGATAAGTGATTTAACTTATAATACTTATTACGAAAAGTATAACCCTAAATTAACAGACGGTGTTGAAAATATAAAAGATATTATGGATAATCCAATTGAAGTCTTTAAACATACTAAACAAAAGAATAGATTTGGTGCAACAGGTCAACCATATATTGAAAAAGAGTATAGTGTTTTAAAAGGTAGTCAAAGAGTGACACAAGCGAACAAACTTGGATATACTCATATTGAGGTTATTATAAAAAATGATAAAAGGATATAACAGATGAGTGGACAAGACCAATATCTAGGTAATCCAAACCTTAAAAAAGTAAACACACCACAAGAGTTTACTAAAGATCAAATATTAGAATATCAAAAGTGTGCTGGAGATCCAATTTACTTTATGGAGACATATGTTCGTATTGTATCGCTTGATTTGGGTCTTGTTCCTTTTAAGATGTACGACTTTCAAAAAAAGATTGTACAGACTATACATGATAACAGATTTACAATTTGTAAATTACCTAGACAGTCTGGTAAGTCAACGACTACAATTTCTTATCTTTTACATTACGCTTTATTTAATCCTAATTCTAATATCGCTTTACTTGCTAACAAATCAACAACTGCTAGAGATATATTAGGAAGACTACAACTTGCTTATGAAAACTTACCTAAATGGATGCAACAAGGTGTAATCAATTGGAACAAAGGTAATATTGAATTAGAAAACAAATCAACCATAGTCGCCGCTGCCACATCTTCAAGTGCCATTCGGGGAGGTTCTTATAATATAATCTTCCTTGATGAGTTTGCTTTCGTACCAGCGAATATCGCAGAGATGTTTTTTAGTTCAGTTTATCCTACAATTTCATCTGGTACAAAGACAAAGATGATTATTGTATCTACACCTCATGGTATGAATCAATACTATAAATTATGGATTGATGCTATCAATAAAAGAAATGATTATATACCAATAGAAGTTCATTGGTCAGAAGTTCCTGGTAGAGATGAAAAATGGAAAGAGATGACCATTAGAAATACTAGTGAGGAACAATTTCAACAAGAGTTTGAATGTGAATTTTTAGGTTCAGTAGATACTCTTATCTCACCAGCGAAGATTAAAAATTTACCTTATTTTGATCCAATACAATCTAGGAATGGTTTGAAGATGTTTAAGAAGCCAGAAAAGGGTCGTATGTATGTTTGTTGTGTTGATGTCGCCAGAGGTACAGGTAGAGATTACTCTGCGTTTATAATTATAGATGTCACAAAAGATGACAGTAAAAAGATTCCATATGAAGTAGTGTGTACTTACAAAAATAATGAAGTCAAACCATTTGTCTTTCCAAACATAATAGCACAAACAGCAATAGCATACAATGAAGCACATACACTAATTGAAGTCAATGATCTAGGTCAATCTATATCAGAGGCGATGCATTACGAGTTAGAATATCCTAATATATTGATGACTACTCAAAAGGGTAGAGCTGGTCAAATACTTGGAGCGATGTTCTCAGGTAGAGGTACATCATTAGGAGTTCGTATGACAAAACAGATAAAAAAGGTTGGTTGTGCGAATTTTAAGACGCTTATAGAGGGTGATAAGATACAAGTCAATGACTTCTCTATAATAGAAGAAGTATCAACATTTAGTCGTAAGGGTAATAGTTGGATGGCTGAAGAAGGCTGTAATGACGATTTAGTCATGTGTTTAGTCATATTTGGTTGGTTATCTAATCAGCCGTACTTTAAGGAATTATCTGATTCAAATATACGAAATCAGATGTACATGGAACAACAAAATCTTATAGAACAAGATATGGCACCATTTGGATTTGTAGATGATGGTATCAATAGTGACCCAGCCAATGAAGAAACTATTGACGAGTATGGTACTCGTTGGTATCCAGCAGTCCGAAAGGGTCAATAAAACTACAATTTTTTGTTATTATAAATATCTACAACTGATAAAATTGAATATGGTCGTAAGAAAACTTACGGATTTTGATAAATTAAAAATGATAATTAGCTAATTAAAGAGGAGAAACAACCTATGGCATTTCAAGTATCACCAGGTGTTCTCGTACAGGAAAAAGATTTAAGTAGAATTATTCCTGCGGTCTCAACATCAATCGGAGCCTTTGCAGGTCAATTCGCAAAAGGTCCAGTTGACGAAATCGTAGCAATTTCTAGTGAACAAGAATTAGTAGAAACATTTGGAAAACCAGACTCAACAAACTTTGAGTATTTTTTTTCAGCTGCTAACTTCTTGGCGTACTCTAACGCATTAAGAGTAGTACGAGCCCAAAATACATCATTAACGAATGCAAATACTTCAGGTTCAAGTATTTTAATCAAAAATGATGACGACTACGAAAATAACTATGCTTCTGGTCAAGCAACCGCAATAACTTTCACAGCAAAAAGTGGTGGAAGTTGGGGTAATAACCTACAAGTTGCAACTTGTCCATCAGCAGCAGCTTACGAAGCTACAACAACAACTGCAGAACAAATAGATCAAGCTGATGTCGCTGTTGGCGATACATCAATCACTATGGATTCAGATGCAACTACATATTTAAATGTAGGTGACATTATTGAGTTCTCTACAACTGGCGGAGGAGTAGATTTTACTTCTGGCGAAAAGTATAGATTGACAGCAGTAGCTGCGACTTCAATAACTTTAGTACAACACCCTAGAGGAGCTGGTGGTGTTCAAACGGCTATTGCAGATGACGCAAGAATAAAAAGAAGATGGAAGTATTACGATTCAGTAGATGGCGCTCCAGGAACATCAGCATGGGCTTCAGATAGAAGTGGCTCAGGCGATGAAATCCATGTAGTAGTCATTGATGAAGACGGTGGTATTTCAGGTACTCCAGGAGCAGTTATTGAAACTTTTTCTAAAGTATCTAAAGCATCTGACGCAAAAACTCCGCAAGGAGACACAAACTACTATCCAACAGTAATCAAAAATAAATCACAATACATTTACTGGACTGATCACAACGCTTCAGGAACTAATTGGGGAACAGCAGCAACAGGTACAACCTATACTTCTGTGACTTCACCAACTTCTGAATCACTTACAGCTGGAGCTGATGGCTCTTCTGTGACTGCTGGTCAATTAAAAACAGCTTATGAAAAGTTTTCAGACGCTGAAACAGTTGATGTAGGTTTAATAATTACAGGCCCAAGTGGAAGTTCAACGCATGTTGATAATCTAATCACTCTTGCAGAGAATAGAAAAGATGCAATCGTTTTTGCTTCACCACAAAGAGCAGATGTAGTTAATATCACTAACTCAAATACACAAACTACTAATGTTATCGGTTTCTTTGATAGTATTAGATCAAGTTCATATGTTGTATTTGATAGTGGATACAAATATTGTTATGACAGATACAATGATGTTTACAGATTTGTTCCATTAAATGGTGATATTGCTGGATTAGCAGCAAGAACTGATTTAGTTGCTGACGCTTGGTACTCTCCCGCTGGATTAAACAGAGGTATAGTAAGAGGCGCAGTTAAACTAGCATACAATCCAACTAAATCCCAAAGAGATCAACTTTACCCTAGCAGAGTTAACCCTGTGTCAACTTTCCCAGGTCAAGGTACAGTTCTTTTCGGTGATAAAACTGGATTAAGTTCACCAAGTGCTTTTGATAGAATCAATGTAAGAAGATTATTCATTACATTGGAAAAGGCTATCTCAACAGCTTCTAAATTTCAACTTTTTGAGTTCAATGATGAATTTACAAGAGCAAACTTTAGAAACATAGTTGAGCCTTTCCTAAGAGAAGTACAAGGCAGACGAGGTATCACAGACTTTTTAGTAGTATGTGATGAAACTAACAACACAGGTGAAGTAATTGATAGAAATGAGTTTATAGCTGAGATCTTTGTTAAACCAACAAGATCAATCAACTTTATTACATTACAATTCATCGCAACAAGAACTGGCGTGGCTTTTGAAGAAGTCGCTGGCGGTTAATTAGTAGAGGAGAAATAAAAAATGGCAAACATAAATGACTTCAAAGCTAAACTTGCAGGCGGTGGCGCTCGTGCCAATCAGTTTAAGGTGACAATGCCTTTCCCTGGTTATGCTCAAGTTGGTGGAGAAATAGAAGACCTAGCGTTTTTATGTAGATCAGCTGCTATTCCTGGAATGTCAATTGAAAATATTGATGTTAATTTTAGAGGAAGAGCTGTTAAGATCGCTGGCGATAGAACAATACCAAATTGGTCTATCACAGTATTAAATGATACAAATTTCAAATTAAGAAACGCATTTGAAAGATGGCAAAATGGAATCAACAACATGACTGACAATGAAGGATTAACAAATCCTGTTGACTATCAAGTTGATGCATTCGTTGATCATTTAGATAGAAACGGTAATACAATTAAGTCTTATACTTTAAGAGGTGCGTACCCAATATCTTTAGCTGAAATAGCTTTAGACTACGATCAAAAAGGAGAAGTTGAAACTTTTTCTGTTGAGTTTGCGTACCAGTATTTTGAAACAAATACTACAACTTAATAATTAGATATACTAGAGGGGCGCTAAGCCCCTCTTTTAAATCCATTATAAGTAGTAGTACAAGGAGATTATTATGGCAGAACTATTCGGCTTTTCAATAACAAAACTAAAGAAACAAGCTGATCCAAAACAAGCGTTTACAACAGCTCAAGCAGATGACGGTACACAAACGGTCAATGCTGGAGGACACTTTGGATCATACCTTGACATGGAAGGTACTGCGAAGACAGAGCAGGACCTAGTTCGTAGATATAGAGAAATAGCTTTACACCCTGAATGTGATATGGCGATAGAAGATATTGTCAATGAGGCTATTGTTGCTAATGAATTGAAAGATGCAGTAAGAGTGAATTTAACTGACTTACCTTATGGAAAAGAAGTTAGAGGTAAGATAGAAGACGAGTTTAGAGAAGTGTTGAAGTTAATGAATTTCAATACAAAAGGACATGACCTTTTTAGAAGGTGGTATGTTGATGGAAGGATCTTTTTTCAAAAGGTCATTGATAGAGAAAGTCCTAAAAAAGGTATAACAGAATTAAAGTATATTGATCCTAGAAAGATCAAAAAGATTAGAGAAGTTAGGAAGAAAAGACCTGACACTCCAATGCCATCATCACTAAACAGTTTAGCTGTTGTTGATGAATATATTGAATACTTTTTATATAACGAAAGAGGTTTATCAGGTACAACTGGTCAATCTGGTATTAAGATAGCACCAGATACAATCGCTTTCTGTGCATCAGGATTAATTGACCAAAACAAAAACATGGTATTGTCTTATTTACATAAGGCGATTAAACCTGTTAATCAATTAAGAATGATTGAAGATTCAGCAGTGATCTATCGTATAGCTAGAGCACCTGAAAGAAGAATATTTAAGATTGATGTAGGTAATTTGCCTAAGGCAAAAGCTGAACAATATTTAAGAGATGTTATGGCAAGATATAGAAATAAACTTGTCTATGACGCTGGAACAGGAGAAATAAAAGATGACAGAAATTATATGTCAATGTTGGAAGACTTCTGGCTACCAAGTAGAGAGGGTGGAAGAGGTACTGATATTACTACTTTGCCTGGCGGTCAAAATCTAGGTGAGATAGCAGATATTGAATATTTTAGAGCTAAACTTTATAGATCATTGAATGTACCAACAAGTAGATTAGAAGCTTCTCAAGGTTTTAATCTAGGTAGAGCTTCAGAAATTACAAGAGATGAATTGAAATTTACGAAGTTTGTACAAAGATTAAGAAAGAAATTTACTGAACTGTTCAATGATATTTTAAGAACACAATTAGTCTTAAAAGGTATTATCGCTGAAACAGATTGGTATACAGTTAGAGATTGTTTACAATATGATTTTCTACAAGATGGCCACTTTGCTGAACTTAAACAAACTGAATTGTTAAGAGAGAGATTAGCATTGGCAAACGAGATGAGAGATTACATTGGTAAATTCTTCTCAGTAGAGTATGTGCGAAAGCATGTATTAAAACAAAATGAAAGAGAAATTGAAGATATGGATAGACAAATTAGAAAAGAAATTAAATCTAAAGTTATCCAAGACCCAATGGCTCAAGTCACAGATAGTGACGATTTAACATAGGAGTAATAAAATGAGTGAAGAAGTAAAAAGTTTTATAGATCAAATAGCAAATGGCGACAACGCTTCGGCTGGAGATGCATTCAAAGATGCGTTAAGAGTTAAAGTAGGTGATTCGTTAGATGGTCAAAGAAAAGAAGTTGCTAGTAATTTGTTTAATGGAACACTTGACGCAGAATCTCATAGCGACCCAAAACCTGAAATTGCTGAACCCGGTAGTTTCAATCCAGATGGTTCTGTAGCTGGAGCTCTAGGCCAAGATGGTGAAGCACAAATAGACTTAACACCACAAGGACAAGAGGATGCAGGTCAGTAAATTAGTAAAAGAGAATCTAGTAATAGATTCAAACAGTTTCAATGAGTTATCACCGTTGATGAAAGAAGCAGTTGGTGATATAATAAAGTTGATTGAAAAAGAAACTGGAAATATTATTGAGAAGTTTGAAAATTCTGTTAATAAAGTATCAGAATTTCATAATATTAACAAACATAAATTTTATGATTATTTTGATAAAGAATTAATAGAACAATTAGGAGAAGAATAACATGGCACAGACTTTTATAGTTAAAGGCGACATTATAACAAATCCCTCTGATAACGATTTTGGTAGAGCGGTATTTGTTAGAATTACAGCTACTGCAGATGTGACTGGAATACTTGAACTAGCTAATGGTAGTACAAAGATAGGTGAGTTTTACCTAGAAGACGGTGATACTGTTATTATAGAAAAGCATCCATCTGAAAAAATTACTTGTGGTACATCTAAAGCAGCAGCTGTTGGATCACCAAGAAGTTAATTATGACTATATCAACTACAAAGTTAGTTGATAATGATTTTCATATCATTGTTAACTCAAATGGTATTGGGAAAGAAGAAGAACAAACTTTAATTGATGTTGTAAACTCAAATAAAGCAAGTTCAGAACCTAAAGTATCCGTAGCAAATATTGTTTACGAGATACAAGGTACAGGTACAATTACTGTGTTTTTTAAGAACGACACAGAAAAAAAAGTAGAGTTATCAGGTCGTGGTAATTATGGTTTGAAACCTACTGAAGAAAAAATAAAAGATGCGATAGGAGATATACTTCTATCCAGTGATTCTAATGTGACAAAGTATAATGTCGTAATAGAAGCACATAAAGAAACAGGATATAACTAATGGCAGATACAGTCACATCACAAACAATATCAGATACTTCAGGTGTCAAATTTGTAGCGAAACTTACAAATTTATCCGATGGAACTGGTGAAACACTAGTAAAAAAAGTAGATGCTTCAGAATTAACTTTTATGACTGAAGATGGTAATAGAAAAATATCAAAAATTTGGTACTCAATTAACACAAATAATAACAAAGCTGGAGTAGAAATACTATGGGATGGCGCAACAACTGCCACTGCTTTATTGTTGTCTGGTAATGGTTATTGGGATTTAAGAACTGCTGGAAACGAAGTAGCGAACAATGCTACAACGCCTACAGGAGATATTTTATTATCTACAAAAGATTTTGTCACTGGTGATAATTATACGATTATTGTAGAGTTTAGGTAATAAAGTTTATAAATATTAGACAAAGAGAGAGAATTTATGAAATTAATTTCAGAAGAAGTAGTATCAGCCGATTATATCACTGAAGAAGTGAATGGCAAGAAAGAATATAAAATCAAAGGTATATTCTTACAATCAAATATCAAAAATAGAAATGGAAGAGTCTATCCTAGAGAAATCATGGTTAGAGAAGTGAATAGATATACAAAAGAATTTATCAATAAAAATAGAGCTTTTGGCGAGTTAGGACACCCTGATGGACCAACGGTAAACTTGGAAAGAGTTTGTCATATGGTGAAAAGTTTAACACCAGATGGAGACAATTTTGTTGGTGAAGCAAAAATTATGGACACACCTTATGGTAAGATTGTAAAAGGTCTTATTGATGAGGGCGCTCAACTAGGAGTTTCTAGTAGAGGTATGGGTTCTATAATAAGTAGAAATGGAATTAATTTTGTAAAAGACGACTTTTATCTAGCCACAGCGGCTGATATTGTGGCAGATCCATCAGCTCCAGACGCCTTCGTAGAGGGTATTATGGAGAGTAGAGAGTGGATTTGGGACAGTGGTGTTCTTAAACAAGTAGATATTGAAGCTTGGAAAAGACAAATCCAAGAGGCAAAGAGAACTGTCCTAGAAGAAAAAAAACTAGACATATTCAAATCATTTCTTAAAAAACTGTAATCTTATAAATATCCAATACAAAGGAAATTTATTAAGCTTAATAAATAAATCAAAGGAGATTTCTAATGGCCGAACAAAAAAATATTGAGGCGATGGAACAGGAAGCGGTAGTGGAAGCAATTAATCCACAAGCAGACGCTCCAAAAAAGAATGCTGTAGCGGCTGAGCCTTCTCCACTATCTAATAGTGCTGAAGATTTAGGTCCTGCTGTTGTAAAACCAACAGACAGCAATCCTGACGCCACAAAGAAAACAAGTCAAATCTCTGGACAAGCTCCACAAGCTAATCAAGGTGCTGCTGATGCAATGCCTAAGCTTAAGGAAGAAGACCAGAAAGATGACACGGCAGATGAGAAGAAATCGGAAGTTAAAGAAGGCGAAATGCCTAAAGCTGCTCTAGACGCTCTTAAAAAATCGCAAGATAAAGAGAAGAAAGAGGATGCTCATAAAGACAAAAAAGATATGAAAGAAGAGTCTGATGAAGACACTATTGACATATCTGCAGATGTTGAAGCTTTAACTAAAGACGAAGACTTATCTGAAGATTTTAAATCTAAGGCAGCGACTATCTTTGAAGCAGCAGTGAAATCAAAAGTTTCAGAAGCTAAGAAGAAGATGCATGCGTCTTACGAGGAAAAATTAAAAGAAGAAGTTGATACTACAAAATCTGAGTTAGTTGAAAAAGTGGATTCATACCTGAACTATGTTGTTGAGGAATGGATGCAAGAAAACAAACTAGCAATAGAGCGTGGAATCAAAGGTGAAATTGCTGAGGACTTTATCGGTGGTCTTAAAAAGTTATTTGAAGATCATTACATAGATGTTCCAGATGAAAAATATAATGTGCTTGAAGATCAAGCGACTAAGATTGAAAACCTTGAAGCAAAACTTAATGAGCAAATAACAAAGAATGTTGAACAAAACAAAGCAATTGGCGAATTAAAAAGACAAGACATCATTGATGAATCGTCTTCTGATTTAGCTGATACTGCTAAGGAGAAATTTAACAAACTTGCTGAAGAAGTTGAGTATTCAAATGAAGAAGATTTTAAAACTAAGGTATCAACTCTTAAAGAGTCTTACTTTGGTAAAAAAGTAGAGTCTTCATCTGAAATAGATGATGTGGCGGTAAGCGATGGATCTACAGTAGAACCTGCGGATTTAACAAACAGCATGGCTGCTTATAGCGCCGCTATAAGTAAAACAAAAGACATAAAAATTGTCAAGTAATAATATAGAGGGAGAAAAGTATAATGTACTTATCTGAAACTTACGAAAAAAAATGGCAGCCTGTCCTAGAACACAGCGATCTTCCTAAGATCACTGACTCTTACAGACGAGCCGTTACAGCTACTATCTTGGAAAACCAAGAAAGAGCACAAAAAGAAGATGCAGCTTTTATGACAGAAGCAGCACCTACAAATAACACTGGTGGAACAGCAAATTGGGATCCAATTTTAATTTCATTAGTAAGAAGAGCAATGCCAAACCTTATCGCTTACGATATCGCTGGCGTACAACCTATGACTGGTCCTACTGGTCTTATTTTTGCTATGAGAAGCAGATACACTTCAGCAAGTGGCGGAGAAGCTATGTTTGATGAAGCAGATACTGATTTCTCTGGTAGAAATGCTGCGGGTGATTCAACTACTGGTCAATCTGGTGGTGGTTCAGGCGTTTCAGGTGATGGTGGACAAACAGGTACTAACCCTGCAGTCCTAAATGACTCTCCAGCAGCTGCTTTCAGAAAAACTGAAGGTATGACTACTGGAACTGCTGAAGCATTAGGTGATGCTGGAGCTAATAGTTTTGCTGAAATGGCATTCTCAATTGAGAAAGCTACAGTGACTGCTAGATCTAGAGCTCTTAAAGCTGAATACACTATGGAACTTGCTCAAGACTTAAAAGCAATCCATGGTCTAGATGCAGAAACAGAACTTGCAAACATTTTATCTGCTGAAATCCTTTCGGAAATCAACAGAGAAGTTGTAAGAACTATCTACATCAATGCAGAAAAAGGCGCATCAGCTAACTCTGGTTCAATCAACACAACTACTGAGGGTGTATTTGATTTAGATACAGACTCAAATGGTAGATGGTCAGTTGAGAGATTCAAAGGACTTATGTTCCAAGTAGAAAGAGAAGCTAACACTATTGCACAAAGAACAAGAAGAGGAAAAGGAAATATCCTTATTACTTCTTCAGATGTTGCATCTGCACTACAAATGGCTGGCGTATTAGATTACGCTCCTGCTCTTAATAACAATCTAAATGTTGACGATACTGGTAATACTTTTGCTGGTGTTCTTAACGGTAGATTTAAAGTATATATTGATCCATACAGTGCAAACTCTGCTGCTAAGCAGTACTTTGTAGTTGGATACAAAGGAACTTCACCTTACGATGCAGGTATGTTCTATTGTCCTTATGTACCTTTACAAATGGTTAGAGCAGTTGGACAAGACACTTTCCAACCGAAAATTGGTTTCAAAACTAGATACGGTTTAGTGGCTAACCCATTTGCGGAAACTGGCGCTCAATCAGGTGCTGCTACTGCAGTAAATGATGCTGGTTCAGCAAACTCTAACAGATACTACAGAAGAGTCCAAGTTGCGAACTTAATGTAATATTTGTTTACCAAATATCTAAAGAGAGGCGCTTCGGCGCCTCTTTTTTTGCCTTTTTTAAGCGTTATAAATAGTAGTATGAACAGGAAAGAAACAAAAAGATTTAAGAAGATACTAGCCCAATATGCTTGGATATTTGGTATTGTATTAGTAATATTGAGTATAGTATTAGTAATGTTTCCTGAGAAGAAAAATAGACTAGAATTTATTGACGAAGAAATAAAGAAAGTACAAGAAAAGAAAAAGATACTTACTCAAAAAGAAATAGAACTAGAGAAACTTGCCACTGAAAAAGATTGGGAACAAGTAGATAAAGATAAGGATAAATAGTATTATGACTGTTGTAAACTCATTGTCACGCCAACCTACTAAACTGGATTATGCTAGTCCTACTCAGTTTAAATTTAACATATCAAAATTACCTAAAGTAGAATACTTTTGTACAGCAGTAAATGTACCTGGTGTCACATTGGGTGCTGATATGGTACAACCTACACCATTTAAAGATATTCCAATTCCTGGCGAGAAGTTAACATACGAGCCACTACAAATGACTTTTATGGTAGATGAGAATTTAGAAAACTTCCAAGAGATACATGGCTGGTTAGTTGGATTAGGTTTTCCGAGAGATTATAACGAATTTCAAAATTTAGTTTCAGCCGGTAATGATAGATTCCCAGCAAAAAATCAAAGTGTATCTAGTGAAATAGGTAAGGTTAAATACGGACCAGCAAATACTGGTGGAGTATATTCTGATGCAACATTATCTATTCTAACAAGTAAAAACAATTCAGCATTAGAAGTAAGATTTAGAAATATGTTTCCAACTGGATTAACTGGATTACAATATAATCAACAAGCGGCAGATGTAGATTATCTAACAGCAACGGTATCTTTTCAATATGAAATATACGATTTTGCTACAACAAGTGCAAGTAGAGCTAGCGTGACGACAACTTAATTATACTTTTTTTATTATGAAAATTGACAGTTTAAATTATGAAATCTTTATAAATGATATTTCTGATCATTTATCTCACAAACAAAAACTATTAAGTTTAATAGACGACTTACCCAAAAAGTCATTTGATAATATTTCAAATACTGATTGGCCAGAAAAAACTAACCCATCATATCTTAAATATTTTTTAGAAAATATATTACCTATTCCATACAAAAAATTAGTAAACTATTTACATGCTGACGGTTTTGATATTACTAATAGCTGGTTTCAACAATATGAAAAGGGTGATAAACATTGCTGGCACAATCACAATGGTACTAACTACACTAACATATACTTTGTAGAATTACCAGATACAAGTTTTGCTACACAATTATATGACAACTATGATAAAAAGATAATAGATTTAGAAGTTAGAGAAGGCTCACTATTGACTTTTCCAGCAAGTGTACTACATAGAAGTAAAGAGAATACAGGAGAAAGAAAAACTATAATATCATTTAATAGTGATTTTAAGTTTAACAATAATTTGAATTTATGAGTTATAAAATAATAGATAATTTTTTACCGGTAGAAGATTTTAAAAGATTACAAAAGTTAGTAATGTATGATGTACCTTGGTTTTTTCAACCTCAAATAAATGCCGTCCACACTTTAGATGACAATACTTCTTATTTTACACACATACTTTACGATTATGAAGGATGGCCTCAGCTTTATAGCGACTACTTTCGTCAATTTAAAATACTATCAGATAGATTAAAAATTGTTTCTTTAATAAGAATGAAATTAAACTTATATCCTAAAACAGAAAAAATTGAAATGCATCACCCACATATAGATTATGAAATGTCACATAAAGCTTGTGTATT